CTTATTCAACCCGCTTAAAGCACATCCAATGGACAATGGGAAGAACTGGTATTCTTACTCCAGTAGCAGTATTTGACCCTATTGATATTGATGGCTCAACAGTAGAAAGGGCATCTCTTCATAATGTAAGTGTTATGAGAGAAATTCTTGGTGATTGTGCTTATGTAGGTGAACATCTTCAGGTTTATAAAGCAAATCAAATTATTCCTCAAATTGCGGAGGCTGGACCAAAATATGATTACGGTTATGTCATTGCTCATGGTGGAGTATCTGCTAATGATGCTATCGAAAGGTGTCCTATATGCGGCAGTGATGTTGAATATATAACCAGTGATGATGGAGTAATTAACGCGTATTGTAACAATCCTCTCTGCGAAGGAAAATTAATAAATAGACTTGAGCATTTTTGTGGAAAGAAAGGTCTTGATATTAAAGGATTATCTAAAGCTACCTTTCAAAAATTAATTGATTGGGAATGGATAAAAAATATTGAAGATATTTTTTATCTCTCTAATTATAGAAATGAATGGATCAAAAAACCTGGTTTTGGAATTGCTTCTGTAGATAAAATCTTAAAATCAATAGAAGAGCATAAACACACGACACTTGATGCCTTTATATCTGCTATTGGTATTCCTTTAATTGGGCGGGCAGTAGCTAAAGATCTAATTAATTATTTTGAAACATATGAAGATTTTCGTAATGCAGTTAATGATAAAGATTATCATTTCTATAACCTAAATAATTTTGGTGAAGAAATGGATAATAGTATTAAAAATTTTGATTATACAGAAGCAGATAAAATTTTTAAACTTTTAATCTTTGAAAGCCGTATTGTAAACAACAATAAAATAAATGATAATCTTGCAGGAAAAACTATTGTTATTACAGGAAAACTTACAAATTTTAAAAATAGAGCAGAATTAAAATCAGTTATTGAGGCACATGGCGGTAAGGTGGTTGATTCAATTTCAGCAAAAACTGATATTCTTATTAATAATGATGTAAATAGTACATCATCTAAAAATAAAGCCGCGCAATCACGCAACATACCAATCATTTCAGAACTAGATTTTATACAGCAATATATTGAAAATTAAGAAAATTTTTTATATAATATATAATGTAAGCAAGAGAAATAAAAAATATAAATAAATATTTTTCTTGACTTCATAAAAAATTTTTGATATAATATAATTATAAAAGATGATCTCATCTAAAAATAATAAATTAATTTAAACACAAGGAGAAAAAAATTATGTTGAAAGAAAATAGTAAAATTGTTTATGATTTTGTAAAGGCTCATGATGGTGAAGATTTCACAGCACAGGATATTGCAGACGCCACTGGACTTTCTGTTCGTTCTGTTAACGGTATTGTAACTTCTGCTTTCCAGCGTCATAAGGATAAGGACAAGAATGAAGTTCCGCTTATGGTTCGTGTTCCAGCAGAGATTGAAGATCCTGAAACTGGACTTCATAAGGCAATTAAGTTCATCCAGCTGACGGATGCCGGCCGCGAGTTCGACCCTGACGCCGAAGAGTAATTTTTAATTAGATTTTTGTGAGGGTTAGATAAAATATCTAACCCTTTTTGTATTGGAGAAAAAATGGTATTATTCATATATGGTATGAGCTTTATTTTTATAATCTGCGGATTGTTTTTCTTTTATAAAGCCAATCAAATAAGAATTATTAAAAATAAATAGCAATAGACTTATTCATAGAATTTACAAAAGTGTATTCATGAATAGGAAATAAAAATAGAAAATCTTATTGATTTAAATCGTAAAAAAGAAAGATAGTTACAAAAAGAATATATTTAGTATGAGCAAAATCTAAAGCAAACTTTTGATTAGAAAAAACTTAAAGAGAAATAGGAAATTTAGGATTATTTTAATAGATAGAAAGAAATTATTAAAATAAATATTGAAAAAGCAAATAGTTAGGCTTAGTAGGAAATTGCAAATATTCATACAGATTTAAATAAAATTAGGGAATCCGCACAAAAAGAAAAATAGCAAATACAAAATGATTTAAATAAATTAAAGGCTTCATTAAGTGCAGGTGTTGAAGCGCGTCTCCGCGAACAAGAGAAAAAAGAAAAAATTAATTTTTATAAACTCTCAATTTCTGATGCCGATTTATCTGACGTAAAAATGTTAGAAAATTTAAAAGCATCTTTTCATAAACCTATTGTTTTAAGTAAACTTATATGGACTCAATATTTTCAAAAACAAATGACTTAGCTTTGTGATAGAGTATTTGGTAAAAAAATAGTTTGTGGAATTTATAAAATTACAAATCTAATTACTGAACAATGCTATATTGGACAAAGCGTAAACATTCAATAGAGAATGAAACAACATTGTAAATGCGGTTTGGGCATTGAAGCTTCTTCTACTAATAAATTGTATAACTCTATGCAAAAAGATGGAGTATGGAATTTTAGTTTTGAACTATTAGAAGAATGTCCTCGTGAATTATTAAATTAGAAAGAAGCATTTTGGATTGATACATATAGTAGCAATATTTATGGATTAAATACTATGAAAGGAATAAAAACATGATTAAAGTATTTACTTTAAATAAAAATAAAAAAATAGAATTAACAGAAAAAGAATTAAAATAGTTACTAGATCAGGTGTATTGGGAAGGATATAGAGATAATAATAAATCATCTTGGACTTACACAACTCCATTAACTTATCCTTATTATTCAAATATAACAACAACAACAGCAGATTCAATTACTTTAGGATCAACTATAAAGGGGAATGAAATAAAATGAAATTTGAAAATACAGAAGTATGGGGTTTTGAACATGCTTTTAGAGGAATGAGGAATCCTAAAAATAGTTGGGATAAAAGCGATAGTATTTTTTCTATATCTAATTTAGATTATTATGAAGGCGATATGGATGTTGCTAATAAATGGGTTGCTGCGACACACCCAGAATTAAATTGGCCTGAAGAATTTACCAATGAAGGTTATGAATTATCAGAGGAATATGATAAACAATTACTTAAAAATGGCACATTAAAAATAGATGCTGTTAACAATGTTGGTAGTTTTGCTATGATTGGACCTAATGATATGAAACTTGCACAAACTCTTATTAAAGGCGGGTCTGAACATAGAAAATTTTTACGTCAGATTTGTGTATCAGTTGATATTACAGCGCCGCTTTATTTCTTCAAGGAATTCGATACCTACAAAATTGGAACCACCGCCAATAGTACGTCAACTATGCATAAATTAACAAGTAAACCTATCACTCTTGATTGTTTTGAAACAGATGATATGAATTCTGATTTAATATATTACAGTATCCCAGAATATGCGGGTGGACCAGCAGAAAATACAATAGAAATGTTATCAGACTTCATGATTGAACAACTTGAGTTTCTTCGTCAAAAATATTTTGAAACAAAAGATAAAAGATATTGGAAGGAATTAGTGCGGTGGCTACCCGAGAGCTGGTTACAAACCAGAACCTGGACAGCAAATTATGAAGTCATTCATACTATTGTACATCAGCGAAAAAATCATAAATTAAATGAATGGAGCGGACAGGATGACCCATCCAAAATAAATTTTATTAAATGGGCGAGAGAATTGCCATATGCTCAATATTTTATTTTTGATGATGAAAATATTCCTTTTCAATTTGAAAAATAAAAAATAAAATGATATAATATATTTATAAGATAAAAAATATATTATAAAAAAGGAATTTAAATTATGACAAATAAAGAAGCATTTATTAAAATTATTCAGAAAGAAATTTTTGATAACGATGATATTTATGGAGAAAATTATGAGCAAGAATTTCCATTGGCTATGGCTTTTTGGGAAGATTTTAAAAATGGCAAATCTAAAAGTTCAGAAAAGATGACAGAAAACGGTGCTAAACTTCTTTCTTGGATGCAAGAAAATATTGATAAGATGTCTAATATTTTTACATCAAAAGAAATGGCAGAAGCACTTTTTACTAGCGGCCGCTCTGTTGCAGGATCTATGCGAAAGCTAATTAAAGATGGATATGTTGAAAAGATAGGAAAAGATCCTGTTCAGTACTCTTTAACAGAAGCTGGAAAGAGTTATCAATTTGAAAAATAAGAAAAAATTTGTTATAATATAATTAATAAAGTTAAGGAGAAAAATATATGAAACCGAACGCAAAATTTATTAACACAGAAAAAATTGAAGGATATGTTTATAGTACAGGTAGTAATTTTAATCAGCTTTCTGAAAGAGTATCTGGAGAAAATTCTAAGAATCCTGGTACTAAGTATATTGCAGGAGATCTTGACATTGTAGTAGATGAAGCTGGTCTGAATGTTGTAACAGTTCATTATACCTATGTAACTGCAACATATGCGAAGTCTGGTCAGACAAATAATACTTATATTGCTCTTAAGAAAATTATTGATAATCCAGATAAAACATGGATTAATGGCGGCAAGGAAAATGCTCTTAAAGTTCAGTGTACTGGAGTTTCTCTCGCGGTAAATGATTTTATTGCGGCAGATGGTTCAAAGGTAGCCGCCTTGAGGAATGAAAATGGTTTTTGTTCTATCGTAACTGAACTTGGAAAAGAAGATGAAAGAAATACTTTCTCAGCAGATATGCTTATCACAAAAGTAACTCATATTGATGCAAATGAGGAAAAGAATATTCTTGAAGATTTTTCAACAATTAATGGAGCTATTTTTGGATATGGCCCAGTTATTATTCCCGCTTCCTTTACAGTAAGAAATAAAATGGGAATGAGCCATTTTGAAAATCTGGATGCATCTCCTTCGAATCCTGTATTTACAAAAGTTTGGGGTCATATTAATTGTATGACAATCAAGACTGAAAAGAAAGAGGAATCTGCATTTGGTGAGGCGGCAGTTCAGACTTATGAACGTAAAAGTCGAGAGTATGTAGTTACAGGAACCTCTAAAGTACCTTATGATTTTGGAGATGAAGAAGTTCTTACAGTTGCAGATGTAAATAAGATGACGCAGGATAGACAGGTTATGCTTGCTGAGATTGAAGAAAGATATAATAAACGCAAGGCCGATAAAGCAGCTGGTGCTAATTTTAACGTAAATGCTGCAACCAAAGTAGCTCAGGAAGTACCTGAAGGAAAGTTTGTATTTTAATAAAAGGGGGATTAAAATTCCCCTTTCTTTATAGAAAGGATAAATTATGGCAGATATTGATATTTTTAGTATTTAGCCCCATCAGGTAAGTCGTAACCTTAGAGGATATTCGGTGTTTTTCTACGGAGAGCCAAAATCTGGCAAGACGACAACCGCCGCAAAGTTTGAGAAGAATCTTCTTTTAGCCTTTGAAAAAGGTTACAACGCAATTCCTGGGGTTATGGCACAGCCAATTAATAATTGGGCAGAATTTAGAAAAGTTCTTAGACAGTTAAAAGATCCAAAAGCAAGAGAAAGATTCTATACAATTACCATTGATACGGTGAATGTTTGCCGTGCGGTATAAGTAATTATACCCAACATTAGAGTAAAAACTGGAACCCTGAGATGGGAATCAGAGCGGAAGTTATATTAATAACACGCGCAACGCATAGGATTTAAATTTAAAGGAGGTTCGGCTCACTATGGGAAGAACAAAAAATTTTTCGGAAGAAATAGAAAAACAGGCAATTTTTAATTATATTGAAAAAAAACAAGGACTTGCAACGGCTGGAAAAGAGTTCGGAATCAGTCAGTATATGATGGAAAAAATTCTTAAAAAATATGGAATTTCAAAAAGGACTTATACAGAAGCTAAACAAGAAGGAAGAAAATATCCTTGTAATGATAATTTTTTTAAAATTCAAAGTCCAGATATGGCATATATTCTTGGATTCATTGCTGCAGATGGTTATATTTCTGCAAAAGAAAATTGTATATCAATAGAAATTTTACAAAAAGATAAAAATATATTATTTCAAATTGCAGAAAAAACAAATATCACTAGACCAATTTCTTTACAAACTCGAAATAATGGTTATGAAACAGCTACATTAAGAAATTGGTCTGCATCTTGGAAGCAAGATTTATCGCATTATGGAATTGTTAATAATAAAACTTTTACATTAAAGCCTCCAACATTATTACTTCCAGAATATAGAATTGATTATATTAGAGGTTATTTTGATGGAGATGGTAGTATTTCTACGACTAAAGCCAAAAACAGTAAAGGAATTATTTACAACAAAAATTCTTTTGAAATTGTAGGTGCATCTAAATCTGCAATAGACTGGATTAGAGAGGAATTAATCAATCATTATCATATTATTTTAAATAAACCTGAACATTATACCACAGACATTGGTACAATAATGTATAAAATTATTACGACTAACAAAAAAGAGATTCAAAAAATTTATAATTTATTTTATACCACAGACAGTGATCTATTTCTTCAAAGAAAAAAAGAAAAATTTGAAACAATTTTAAATATCCCACGAGACTCTAATTCTTCGATAGAAGAATAAAAGATATGCTGAACTTATACGAATAATGAAGTATAAGAACTAAAGGATAAAAAGCCTTTAGGATAACAAAATTTGAGACATCGCATATGATTATTGTACAAAATATATTTGTGATAATGCTCTCCGCCCAGATGGCGGATATGGTGTAGATAGTATTAGTGATATTCCCTTTGGTAAAGGATATACGCTGGTAGCAAAAGAATTTGATGAATGTCTTAGATCTATTGTTATGATGGATTACGGTCTTATTCTTATTTCTCATGCTACTGATAAAGTGTTTAAAGATGAAGCCGGAAATGAGTATAATAAAATTGTTCCAACTCTTGATAAAAGAGCAAATAATATTGTTGCTAGAATGGCAGATATTATTGGATATTCAAGAATTGTTACGGATAAAGATGGTAATAATTTAACTAAACTCTTTATGCGCGGCACTCCTCGATATGAAGCTGGTTCAAGATTTAAATATACTCCAGATTATATTGATTTCTCTTATGATAATCTAGTTGCCGCAATTAGTGATGCTATTGATCAGCAAGCCAAAGAAGATGGCAATGAATTCTTTACAGATAAGAAAAATAATCTTTATGAAGATACTACTAAAGACCTTAATTTTGATGAGCTTATGAAAAATTGTAATGCTTTAATTAAGGATATGATTGATAATAATTCTGATGAGATTTTCCAAAATTTCTATCAGCCTCGAATTGTTCAGATTACTGATCATTTCTTAGGTAGAGGTCAAAAAATGAGCCAGTGTTCTCGTGAACAGGTTGAAGCCCTTTCTTTGATCTATGATGATCTTCTCTTACTTTCCAAAGAAAGTCCATCAGAATAATTATATATTTTAAAGGACTTGTCAAAGAAGGAATTTTTTGACAAGTCTTCTTTTTTTTGTTATAATATAAATAGTAAAATATAAGGAGATGTGCAAAATGGCTCATCATTATGTAAAATGCCTATATTGTAATAAACAATTTGATAGAGATGTTGAACCAACAAAACAAGTCTCCTCACGTAGATATGCTCATATAAAATGTTGGGAAGAACATCAAGCTAATATGACTCAAGAAGAAAGAGACATAGAAGCTTTTTATAATTATACTAAAAATTTATTTGGAGAAGATTATAACTATATATTAACTAAAAAATTAGCTGAAAAATATGTTAAAGAAAACAATTTTACATACAGTGGAATGTTAAAAACTCTTAAGTGGTATTATGAAAAAGAAGGAAATTCAATAGAAAAAAGTAATGGCAGTATTGGAATTCTTCCTTATATATATCAACAAGCATTAAATTATTACTATGCATTATATCAAGCACAATTAATTAATAAAGAAAAGGATCTTTCAAATTTTATGTTGCCAAAAGAAAGAGTTATAACTATTGAGTCTCCACGAACATATACGCGGCCGCCGCATATGTGGTTAGAAGAGGAGGATAATGAATGAGTTCAAAATATTATGATGTTTCTGCTTGTATGCAAGTAATCGGAGATGTCTTTATAAATCCTTCTCTTTTAGACTTAGAAGAAAAATATAAATTTCATGAAGAAGATTTTTCTCAAGAGTTTCATAAGATTTTATTTGGTTCAATTTATAATCTCCATCAACTTGGAGCAAAACAAATATCTATTGAAGATATAGAAAAATATTTAGAGCAAAGACCAAAAAAATATGCTGTTTATAAAATAAATAAAGGTTCTGAATATTTAGAAAATATTAAAGAAATGTGTCAATTGGCAGCATTTGATTATTATTATAATCGAATGAAAAAAATGACATTATTTAGAATGTATAATCATATTGGAATGGATTTATCTTGGTTATATGATCCTGACAATATTTTAGATGCAAAGAAAAAAGAAGTTCAAGAAACTTGGTTTGACAATACTCCTATTAATGATATTGCTAATATTATTAATGATAAGATAGATGAAATTAAAGCTAAGTATGTTGATAATTCAGAAGATGGCGTTATTCAAGCGGGAAATGGAGCATTAGCACTTCTTGAAAGATTAAAAAATAATCCAGAAATTGGTTATCCTTTATATGGTAGATTAGTTAATGCTATTCATCGCGGCGCTAGATTAAAAAAATTTTATTTGCGGTCAGCCGCTACTGGAATCGGAAAGACGCGTTCTATGATAGCAGACGCTTGCTTTATTGCATGTAATAAAATTTATAATCTTGAAACTAGACAATGGGAAGACAATGGGACTCGTGAACCCACTCAATTTATTACAACAGAGCAGGAAGAAGATGAGATTCAAACCATGATGATTTCTTTTTTATCTGGTGTTAATGAAGATCACATCCTTGAAAACACATATGTCGGAGATGAGTGGGAGCGAGTAACCGAGGCTGCCGCCATTCTTGAAAAAAGTCCATTGTATATTAAAAAACTTCCAGATTTTTCATTACAAGATATTGAAAATACAATTAAATTTGGTATTCGTCAATATGACACTCGATATATTTTTATGGATTATATTCATTCAAGTATGAAAATACTTAGTGAGATTAGTTCAAAAGCTGGTGTTAAAGGACTACGAGAAGATAATATTCTTTTTATGATCAGTGTTCGCTTAAAAGATTTATGCAACCAATATGGTATATTTATTATGTCAGCAACTCAGCTTAATGCAGATTATGTATCTGCTCAACAGTATGATCAAAATCTTCTTCGCGGAGCAAAAGCAATTGCTGATAAAATTGACTGTGGTATGATTATGCTTCAAACTAGCCAAGACGACAGAGAATCTTTAAAAAATATTGTTAATTCTATGGGTATTGGAATGCCTGATATAAAAATTTCTGTTTATAAAAATAGGCGCGGCCGCTATAAAGATATATTACTTTGGTGTAAATCTAATCGAGGGTCTTGTCGTATTGATCCAATATTTATAACTAATTATAATTATGAATTAATTGATATAGAAGATTTAAAAATTAAAGTAACACCTAAAATTGAAAGTAGTGCATTTTAATATGAAAAAATATAAAAATCTTATTATAAATAGAATCTTATGTCCACATTTTTATTGGAAAACGGCAAGCCCATTTTTATATGGTTCTTTTGCTAGAGGTGTTATCGTTTGTAAGAGTTGTGGAAAAATAAAATTCATAGAACAATTAAAAGATTATGAAATTATTTTATAAAGGAGAATAAAATGAGTCTCGGTGGAGAATGGATTTCAGATCATATATATGAATTAGAACAATCACAAAAAAATTTTGAATTAATTCAAGCAAAAGCGGAAATTGAATCTTCAAAAAACATTTGGACAACAAAAGATGGTAAAAAAATAAATATTAATGAAATGGATGAATCCCATATCCTAAATTGCATTAATATGTTAAAAAGAAATCATTCTCCTTTTGCTAACTTATATATTCCTATGTTTCAAAAAGAATTAAAAAAGAGATATGAAAGTGCTTTTTAAGGAGAAAATAAATGACAAGAGAAGACTTTACAGAAGATGAATATGCTATATTAAAAATAATG